AAGGAGCCCCCCTGTCTTTCAAGGCAATCTCTCTCCAAGAGCAGCCTCAGTCATTCCAGACAATCCGTTCGTAACCGAAACCACACCAGCCATTAACTGATGACTACCAAAGCAAAACCGCGTAAAACTGGGGAAACTAAGAAACCCTTACTTGGCCACGTAAAACCACGCATCCACACGCCTTTTCTCAAGGGCGATTCGCGTGTGCAGGAAGTTGCTGATCTAGCTGAGAAAATTGGTATGCCGCTACTTGATTGGCAACGCTTTGTCCTAGAGGACATGTTGCGAATAGATGCTAAGGGTGATTTCAGGCGCAAAACGCTTGGATTGCTTATTGCACGTCAAAATGGAAAAACACATCTGGCTCGTATGCTCATATTGGCTCATCTATTCTTATGGGATAGCAAAATGGTTGTTGGTATGTCATCGAACCGGAATATGGCCTTAGATACTTTCAGGCAAGTTGCAAACGCCATTCTGGATAATGATTTTCTAAAGGATCAAGTAAGGCAGATTAGATACGCTAATGGCCAAGAATCTATTACCACACTTAAAGGAAACCGTTACCAGATTGTCGCAGCTACGCGTGATGGCAGTCGCGGCATCACGTCAAATTTCACTTTTTGTGATGAGTTACGCGAAATCAGCGAAGAGGCCTGGAAAGCATTAAGACCAACCACTCGTGCTACTGGTGGACAGACATTAGTCTGCTCTAACGCCGGTGATGCTTACTCTGTTGTATTAAATGACTTGAGAGAACGTGCATTGTCATATCCATCCCCTACACTTGGCTGGTATGAGTATTCTGCGCCGCCCCATTGCAAAGTTGATGATCGTAATGCTTGGGCTATGGCTAACCCTTCTCTCGGCAAACTTATCGATGAGGAAACGCTGGAAGAAGCAGTAGCAACAAACCCAATAAATAATACGAGAACAGAGATGCTTTGCCAGTGGGTCGATAGCATGACCTCACCCTTCACAACCCAGATGGTTACTGATACCAGCGACTCTAATCTTCAAATTACTCCTGGTGGCAATATCGTGTTTGCTATAGACGTATCTCCATCTAAGCGATCCGGTGCATTATTGGCTGGCAAGTTAAATCAGGCCACCGGAAAAATAGAACTTGGACTCATGCAGCTCTGGACTAGCGATGTGGCAATAGATGATCTAAAGATGGCGGCAGATGTCCACGCATGGGCGCAAAAGTTCAAACCGCGTGTAATTATGTATGACAAATACGCCACAGCTTCTATTGCTCAAAGATTGCAGCAATCTGGGCAGAAGTTAGAGGATTGCTCAGGCCAATCCTTCTACCAGGCTTGCGGTGAAATACTTGATGCGTTCGTCAATGTTCGCCTAGTTCACTCTGGCCAGAAAGAACTAACTGAATCATGGTTTAGCGTAGGGGCAAAGACTAATGATGCCGGATGGCGAATTGTCAGACGCAAGTCAGCAGGAGATGTAACTAGCGCAATCTGCTCAGCGATGATTGTCCATTACTTGACAAAACCTCAATCAACACCCCAAATATATGTTTGATATATGTCTCGATATATGAGACAATACTTGCCAAATAGGGTAAGGTTGGTGTATGGGTTTATTCTCTCGCTTTAGCAGACCAGCAATAATCGAAGCGCAATATGCGCCGCCTGTTATGGCCGACGTTTACCAATACCAAACCCCTTTTAATTTACTTTACATTGACAGAGCATCAGCAATGTCTATTCCAGCTGTCAATCGTTGCCGTAACTTAATTTGCAACACTATTGGCGCAATGGAATTAAAATTAGAATCAAAGCGCACTGACGAGTATTTACCTAAACTGCCGTGGATGGATCAACCATCACACAATCAACCTTACGCAGTTACAATGGCTTACACAGTAGATTCACTTCTATTTTTTGGCGTGGCTTACTGGGAAATTACCGAAGTTTATGCAGACAACGGTTACCCAGCAAGATTTGACTGGGTTGCAAACAACCGAGTTGTTCCAAAATTCAATCAAAGAAATACATTTATTGAAAGTTACGCAGTTGATGGCATCAAACGCCCTATGTCTGGTGTTGGCTCACTTGTAACATTCCAAAGCATGACTGACGGCATTTTGCAAGTTGGTGCAAGAGTTTTAACATCTGCACTTGATCTTGACAAAGCAAGTTCAATAGCGGCCGCCACGCCCATCGCGTCTGGTGTGTTGAAAAATACAGGAGCTGATCTTGGTGAATCTGAGGTTCAAGGTTTACTAGCTGCATGGCGCAATGCTCGCAATAATCGCTCCACTGCTTATTTAACAAGCACCTTAGAATTTCAACCGGTCGGCTTTTCTCCTAAAGATATGATGCTAAACGAAGCAAAGCAATACATGGCAACTGAAATTGCAAGACTTTGCAACGTGCCAGCGTATTACATTTCAGCTGACATGAACAACAGCATGACCTATGCCAACGTTCAAGATGAACGCCGTCAGTTTGTATCTCTATCTTTGCAATCCTATATTTCAGCGATTGAACAACGCCTTAGCATGAATGACATAACACCATCTACACAAAAAGTGTGCATAGATTTGGATTCAGGATTCTTACGTGCTAATCCATTAGAGCGTTTAGCAGTAATTGAAAAAATGTTAACACTTGGACTCATCTCAGTCGAAGATGCAATGGCAATGGAAGAACTATCACCAAACGGGAGTGAAACAGATGCAATTAACCTTCAGTAGCGATATTGAGTGCGATCAAGGCCGTAGAATTATCTCCGGTAAAATTGTGCCTTACGATGGCGAAATTGGCCAGACATCAGTTGGAAAAGTTGTATTTGAGCAAGGTTCAATCCAGCTTCCAGAGCCAGGCAAGTCAAAATTATTATTAGAACACGATGCAAAAAAGCCTATTGGCAAAGCCGTATCTTTTAATGAAACAAAAGACGGCGTTTACGCATCATTCAAAGTCTCCAACACTAGCCGCGGAACAGACTCACTAATCGAAGCATCAGACGGCCTTCGTTCAGGGCTTAGTGTTGGAGTCGAAGTTCTAGCATCACAACCACGAAACGGCGTGTTGTATGTTCAATCAGCAAGACTATTTGAAACAAGTCTTGTTCAAGCAGCTGCGTTTGACTCAGCAGCAGTAACTAGCGTTGCAGCATCAGCGGCAGAAACCGAAGATGAAGCACTAACCGAAATCCCACAATCAGAAAGTGAGGCCATCTTGGATACTCCAGATGCCGTAGCACCTGAGGCTGTAGTAGAAACCCCTGCGGTTGAAGCCTCACGCCCAACAGTAACAGCAGCATTTTACGCTGCACCACGCCTAGAGTTCACAAAGGAAAAGTTCCTAGAGAATTCAGTCCGCGCACAGCTCGGTGATGACGATGCCCGTCAATACATCCGCGCAGCAGCAGATACAACAGACAACGCTGGACTTGTTCCAACACGTCAACTAACAGAAATCATCAACGGCATTTCAAATGCTGACAGGCCGTTCATAGATAGTATCACGACAGGGGTACTCCCTGACGCTGGCATGACCTTTGAAATTCCAAAGATCACAGTTGCACCAACAGTTGCAGTTGCGTCAGAAGGTGGAACACCATCTAACACAGACATGAACAGCGCGTTCGTTTCTGTAAACGTTCAAAAGTTTATTGGACAGCAAGTATTCTCATTAGAAATTCTTGATCGTTCATCTCCAGCGTTCTTTGCTGAACTTGTTCGTCAAATGGAATTTGCTTACGCAAAGTCAACAGACGTTGCAGTCGGAACCGCGCTAATTAACGGCGGAACAGACGGCGGAAACCGCGCAGCTCTTACAACTGGCGCACTAGTAGCAGACTTTGTTTCAGATGCAGCAGTTTCTATTTACAAGGGAACTCTTGGATTTGCACAAAACATTATCGTTTCTCCAGAACAATGGGGCGCGTTGATGGGCTTGGTAGATTCATCAAACCGACCAATTTTCCAACAGACAATTAACCCACAAAATGCGGGTGGCACATTAACTGCAACAGCAATTCGTGGAAACTTGCTTGGTCTAAACCTTCGCGTTTCAACTGCACTAACAGATGGATCAGGCGTTGGCGATAACACAGCAATCATTGTGAACCCAGATTCTTACACATGGTATGAGTCAGCACGACTACAGCTACAAACAAACGTGATCTCAACAGGTCAAGTTCAAGTTGCATATTATGGCTATGGAGCTGTGGCAACGAAGCTCGGAGCTGGTGCATACCGTTACATGGTTGCATAAGTAACACTTAGCAATAGTGTTGAAGGGGCTTTGTAGCCCTTAGCCCCTTCAATTTTAATTAGAGAGGAAATCATGCCAGCAACATACGTAACACAGGCCGAACTGCGCAGCGTTCTAGGCATCGGTTCTCTCTATAGTAATGACGTAGTTGAAGAGTGCGCACAAGCAGCTGAAAACATTATTAAAGGGCAATTATGGTTTAACAACTATTATGCTCATGCAAGAAGCCTTACAAACAATTTTGCAACACTTTACTTTCAACAACCTCATGGAATGTATGTTGGACAAAGCGTAACTATCACTAATGCCGGTTCTCCATTTAACGGCACAAAGACAATTACTGAGGTTAACGGCGCAACTGAAATATCTGTGTTTAACTATCAAAACTATTTTTTAACAGCTTACAACTATTCAATTACCTATGCAGCCACAGGCGCAGATCAGGTAAAAAATCCTTTGCAACCGCTTGCCACAGTAGCGGCTGGCACTAACATCGACTTTGCGACAGTTCCGGAAATTAGAGAAGCATCGCTCTTAATTGCTGTTGACATCTGGCAATCAAGACAACTTTCAAATGCTGGTGGCGTATCACCAGATGGCTTCACACCTTCACCATATCGAATGGGTAACACTTTGATCGCACGCGTCAGAGCTTTGCTTGTGAATTACTTAAACCCTAATGGGCTAGTCGGATGACAGTCGCCGTCACGACTCTCCGTTCTACCATTGCAACGGCTTTAAGTAATCCAGCGGTATGGCAGGTGTTCTCTTTTCCACCTGCCAGCCCGTTGGCCAACAGCGTGGTTGTAGAGCCTGATGATCCTTATATTGTGCCAAGCAATAACCAACATATAACTGTTGCACCTTTGGCTAACTTTAGAATTAAACTTTATTTGCCATTACTTGACAATCAGGGTTCACTTGCAAGCATGGAAGATTTCATTGTTGATGTATTCACAAAACTAGCGGCGTCTACGCTAAACTATAACATTGGCTCTGTGTCTGGAGTATCAGTTGATACAACAGCTGGAGACCTTCTCACAACGGAAATACGTGTGAGTATTCTTACGAGTTGGAGTTAAAAATGACCAATAATCTAACACCTGAGGATTTGGCTTTTCTGAAAAAGATTGGTCAAATTGAATCCACCCCAAAGGCACCAGCCAAGAAAGACGAGGAATAAACAATGGCAATTTTCTTAAACAACAAAGTTGGTTTTAAGATTGCAACAGTTGATCTATCAGATCACGTTACAGCCTTCACACTAAACCGCCAATCAGACCAACTAGAAGTTACTGCTATGGGCGATACAGCGCACAAGTTCGTTACTGGACTTTCAGCTGACACCATCACAGTATCATTCTTGAATGACACAGCAGCAGGGTCAGTCCTTGCTACTTTACAAGCTGCATACGGCACAACCGTAGCGTTCACAGCCCTCCAAGATAAAGCCACAGCAGTATCAGCAACAAATAAACTTTACACAGGCACAATCCTTATTGACAACATTCCTGATATTTCAGGCGCAGTTGCTGATGAAGCAATGTTTGACATTACCTTTACTTGCAACAGCACAACCGCTTTAGCAACTACAGGCACATTCTAAACGACTAAAAGAAAAGGGCTAAAATGGCAAAGTTAAGAATAGTAAGGGTGGATGGTAGCGATACCACTCACACAATCACACCAGCAATAGAGTTCGCTTTTGAAGTCTATGCAAAGAAAGGCTTACACAAAGCCTTCCGTGAGGATGAAAAACAGACTGACGTTTATTGGTTAGCCTGGGAATGTATCCGTAGATCGGGAGAAACTGTTAAACCTTTCGGCGCAGATTTCTTGGATACGCTCGTGCGTGTGGAAGTTCTTGATGATGACCCTTTGGACTAACTAGGGATTCCCTTCACTACCTCATTGCACGAATGAGCCTAGAGACGGGAATTCCTGCACAATCCTTTATAGATATGGATGTGCGAATGTTCAAGACTTATTTGATGGCTATGAAGGACAGGGCGAAGGAGATGAACAATGGCAACAACGCTAAACGGCGTTAAGCAACTCCGCTACGCACTCCAGAACTTTGAACCTGATTTGGCTAAAGAGACACAAAAAGAAATGGCTGCCGCATTAAAGCCAATCGTGCAAAACGCTAGAAATCTTGTTCCTTCCATAAGCCCATTATCCGGCTG